ACGTGCTGGGGACGGGGTCGGATCCTGGAACGAGCGGCTTGGTTTTCGGCTTGATGAGCCCTGCGCCCGTGAACGTCATGCTGTCGCCGACCTGGCCTGCCCACAACTCGGCAGTCGCCTCGCCGCGGAATAACAATCGAGGGAAAAGCGCATCGTGGAAGGCACGCTCAAGGGTGTTCTCCTGAACGATTGCTCGGATTTCTGGCGATTGAACAATAATTGAAAAATCAGTCATGACTCGTCCTCGTCTTGTGGTTTGTTAGACTTCCCCGTTTGCCGTCATCGTTCCGGCGAACCCTTGTGTGACCCGCAAGACGAAGACGTGCTCTCAAATATTAAGCTTCAATCCCTGAGAAAGAAGATGCTCTCGATATTCTTGTGGGTTCATTTTTCGAGCATCTTTTTTCCCTAGTACCGCTGCGGTTTGTGTCAGCGTTCCAGGCTTGGGCGCATTGACATTGCTGCTCCCATTTCCCGTTGTCGCCGGCCGAACCACTTCGCTAAACAAAACTGGGTGTGACTCTCTCAGACTCGAGAAGTATTTCCGTTCATCGAATTTCGCTTGGTCTTGTTCGCTCAAACTCTCGACGTGTTTGGTCAGCATCCGAATCGCGACTTCGACCGAGACATCGTCTCTGATACCAGCCGTGAACGCCGCCGCCATCAAGGCCATCTCAGCGTCTTTTGCCTCGAGGCGTTGCTCGAGATCTTTTCGAGCTCGTGACTCTTGGCTCAATCTTTGATTCTGTGACTCATAGGTTTTCTGCCACTTGCTGCGCTCTTTGAAGAGTTGACTCGCCTCTTTGTTGCTCTCGGGTTTGCTCTTATCCGAATCCACTTTCTGAACTTCTTGTCGTGGCGGTTGCGCTTTGACTTTGCCGCTCTTGACGCCTTGAATCAGCCCCTTGAATTCATCGACGCTCGATAAGCCGAGCTCTTTTACAATTGAATCGATTGCCTCTTTGCGGCCCTTTTCGCGTGCGTCATCTTTTGCTTTTTTGAATGCGTGTTGCGGAACGATAAAATTCTTTCCGTTCCCGGTCGTCGAGAATTCCGACTGTTGCCCGTTCCCATTTTGCTTTTCCGATTGCTCGGTCGGCATCGGTGGCTGAATAGGATCGATTGATACTGGTGCGCCGAGCGGTGGTGAACCGCTTGTCTGAACCTCTTGCGTCCCATCTAGCATGTCGTGTCCTTGTCTTGGGGTATCCCGTCTGTATTCACCGACTGTTCACCGCCGTCGTCACGTATCTGCAACGACAGAATGACCGCCGACTATTTCAGAGCGCGATTCCGCCTTTTGGGGTGATTCGGCTCTCGATAGTTTGAGAGCCTACGGTTAAACAACTTTATACAAACTTAAACAAACGCATTGTATAAGTGTGGATAAGCGAGCAACTCTTATACGCTGGCGAATTTTTCGGTCAGTGCAACGACAGTGTTGGGCACGTAGCGAATGACTGCGCGGGTGACTGTATTCGGGAAGGTAATCGTCTTGCCGTCGACTGAGAGAGCCGCGATTCCAACTGCCGTCGAGGCGCCGCCGGGAGGAAGAAGAGGAGTCACAGCGGAGTCGCCCGCGAGATAGGTTCCGACGCTGGCGCCGGTTCCCGAGGTGACAACACGAGCACTCTGAACAAGCAGGGCGCCGTTGCCTGGAATCGTCACGCCTGCAACGCCTGTGATCGTGCCCGTGTCATATTCGACGGCCGTGAACATCGTGCCGAGGTCGATCTTGGCGAGCGCGTCAGAGATCTTGTTGGGGTTGGCTTCGTTCAGAACATTCTTTAGGGTCTCGACAACGGTGGTTGTAGTTGGCATTTTTGCTCCTTAAGGATTGGTTACGCTTTCTCGCCCAGAAAAACTTTTACGGTTGTTGCGGTCGCCAAAACACGAGTGAGATCGATTGCCGTGATCGGAACCGTTTGCGACATCAGAATCAAAAATGAGTCGAATGGAATTGCCTGCGTCGTGCCATCCGCGCTTGTCAAACGCGCTTTAACTTTGCCGCCGAGCGCTTTCAAAATTACCACATGCGCATTGACAAGCGTTCCGAATGGAACCGCAACCGGCGTATCGACCGAGAGTGTTATGTCCGAGGGTTGTTTGCTCTTCAACGCAAGCGGCTCATCAATCGGCGTCGCCAACGAAGGGTCGAGCGACGTCAACGAGAGCGGCGTGACGGTATAGCTGCCGGATAAAACGAATTGGTCGGCCATCTCAACTCACGAAAAAAGGTTCACAGCAATCAGCCCGGGCCAATCTTAAAAGGCGAGGGGTCGGGGGCCTTCGGCAACGAAGCCTGTGGAAGTTTTGATTCGGTGTCTTTGTTGTCGGCAACTTCGTCTTTGTATTTCCCATAGCGCTCGTCGAAAAGCTCGGCTGCGCTTTTCTGAGAGGCGGCACCAGCGTTTGCGAATTCGACCCAGAGGGGTTGGTCAGGCATTGGCGTTCTCCTATTGGTGTTTCGTGCGCTCGCTATTACTTTGTCGCGCCGAACGGTGAAGGCGGACTCGGCAAGGCTGGCGTTGTAGGGGGTGGTGGAGTTTTTACTTCCGAGTATGATCCCATCGCGGAATCGTAAACGTTGACGACTGATTTCTGACTCGACTGCTCGGCCTGTTTTGCAAGCTCAATTGCACAAGGCATGCGTCCCTCCCCCGCTCAAACTAAAAAGGCTTCTTCTGAAAACTGTTTTGCTTGTCGACCATCGGCGGAATGTTTTCGGCATAGTGACCGTGCGGCGCTTGCGCCATTCCCGTCGTCAGCATCTCGCCGCATTGCGAACAAATGGGCGCGTCCTGACCGAAGCCTTCTTTGGCCGTTCCGAGTTCGAGTGCTCGTGTTCGCGGTGTCCTAATCGTTTTCACGCCGGGATGAATCGCCATTGCGTCCTCTATTTCTTGATCTCAAACGGCAGGTTACTGTGTGTCAGCGGTCGAGATTCAAAATCTTTCCACACGATCATTCCAGGTTCACCGGGGGCGAGTTCTTTCGATGGTTGCGATACGGGGTCTTTTAACGCCGGTCGCATTTGCGCATCAAAAGGAGATTCGACAGAAACTTTTTTTGAATCTCCCGCCCCTTTGAAATTGAATTCAATTCCCATATCGCTGACTCTATCCACAAATACAACCAGAGCGCAAGTACTCGTCACGCCACTTTGCCGCCGATACGTTTGTACACGTGTGCGATCAATAGATAAGGGTCATTGTGTTTCATGCCTTCACCCTCTGGATCGACCGCGTCTTTAGCGTCGTTCCACTTGTCTTGATCTTCTTGTTCGGTAACCCATTCGGGGAAATCGTCGAGCGCGAAATCAAATCCCTGCATCTTCTCGACGAGCTCTTCGTCGGGATTTCCATCATCGATTTTCTTTGCTTCCTCTTCGACGATGGCCGAATAATCTTTCTCTTCTTCCTGCTCGCCCTCTTCTTTTTCCTCGGGCTCCTCGACCTTGGGATTCTCTTTCGCGTCCTCGTCGGCCTCAAACTTTTGTTTCGCCTTCATGGGGAATGGCGGCTTCTTTTTATTCTGCTGAATGAACGCGTTCATTTTCTTTGCAGGAATTGGCATTTGTTTTTCCCCTTTAACGGTCGGTCAAAAGATAACAGCGAAACGGTACACCAAAACAATCTGTCGAGACAAGAAGTCATACGGCGATCTTCTTTTTGAATCTGCCGAGCACATCGATTTGTCGCTCTCGATAGTGCTCTTTCAAATGTTGCGAGTGAGTCGTGACAATCAAATTCTCGAGACGGTTATCCCAACACCTGCCATTCTTATGATGCACGTCTTCTTCGGTTTTCAATTTGCGTCCGAGATGACACTCCATCATGAAACGATGCTCCAAAATATATCCGCGTCGGCCAACCAAAACCTCGACGTACCCATCGTCCCGAATTTTGTATTTCCGTTTCGGGTGCCGTTGTCGAATTGCGTGCCGCAAAACTTTTAGAAATGACGGCCCCAATTTCGCCGGGCGTTTCCTCATAGCGCGGTTGCACGCTTTCCGTTTCGCCAAACCCAACCAGGAATTCCCCAGTCTCGTTTCCATGGCGACACAACCGCGCGGTCGTTCGGTCGATTGGGCGGGAATGCCCACTCTTGACCTTGCAATGATTCGGGTATCGCTTCGCCTTTCGGTGTCGCGGGCGGCATGAAAAACATTTCTCCGACGCCCGCGACCTGCCCGTGCATTGCGAGTGAATCGATTGCCACTCTATCGTCATACGGGTTCCCGTCCTCGTCGACCATTTCCTCCCACTGCATTTTCATTCCGGGAACTTCACGCGCTGTGTCTTCAATAGCGTCTCGGTGCGAAGCATTGTATGCCCACGCTGTTTCTGTACGGACTATTCTTTCAGCCTGCCACCACTCGCCCTCGATGGCGGGGAGCACACGCCCGATTGCTTGGTCTTGATTCTCTCCCGTGAGCAGTGACATGGCGAGCTCTCGCTCAACCGCCTTCACGGTCTGTGCGCCATGTTTTGCCATGCTGCTCTGGTGCATGCGAAGCAAAGAGGTCTTTCTTTTGTCGATGATTCCATAGAACCTCGACGCTTCTTCGAGGGGCAATTCAATCGTGGCGCCCGTGAACTTCTTCTCGAGTCGCCCAACGTCCTTCAAGAGCCCGCTCACCGCTTCTTTCTGCGCCTCTCGCGTGACCGACCCGAGCTCGGCCGCCATCTTCGCCGATAGCGTTGCTTGCCCGTCTGTGATTTGAGCGAGTGCGAACCGCATTTGATGCGTGGTGAAAGTGTCCGCGCCGCGACCTAGTTGAGCTCTGAGCTTCGCCTCTTGCTCTATCGCGGCCTCGTGATACATGCGACTGAGAGGGAATACGCCTCGGCGCATAGAGAGACGGAGGAGTCGTTGCCGATGCTCCTCCATCACTTGCTGATAGTACTTTTTTTTCGCCGATGCCACGTGCCCCTCTTACTCTGAGAAAAGACGATGGAAGAAGTTTGCATCGACCGCGAGTTTACCGGGAAGCAATCGCAATGCGGCGAGTGTCAAAGCTGCGCTTCCATCAATTGAGAAATCACCGAGTGTGTTAGTACCGGCAGTGAATGTTGACGAAACGTGAACCTGATTGAACGCGCTATCGCCCATTCCCGCGCCAACCATATTGACTCCCCATCCGGCGTTTCCGCTCATATCTGTGGTGCCTAACATAGAGATATGGTTATGCGGCGTAGAGATACGAATTGCGTCGGCGAGATTGTTAATAAGCTTTGAAGCACCTGCAACAGTAATTTTGTTTGCGCCTTTGCAACTAGAGCTTGTAATGTTGACGAAATAAGCCATATCAATTGCCGCCTGAACGCAAGCGGATATTTCAGAATCAACTAACCCTATACTATTAAACGCTTGATAAAGGGCAATTCCATAACGGCAATCTCTAATTATAATTCCAGAACTACCTGCAATTCCCCCCGTGACTATTGCGTTCTCGCAATAGACGCCACATCCTTGAACGCCTGTCGACGATTTCCACCCCTCAAGTATCGTATTCGTATGCGCTATTAAAGTTGCACCTTTTGTAATTTCAACTGCACGCACGCCCGTTAAAGATCCCGGCCATATAAAACAGCCAGCTAAAGTTAAATTACCCGTTCCCCTCAATTGAATTCCGTATGTTCCAGTAGCAGGTGCAACCGCGTCGACAACACACGAGGTGAAACTAGCGGCTCCGCTTATTGTCAATTGAATAACGTTCGAGTTGGTAGTTTTGCCGCGAAATAAACAACTGGTAGAAACAACCGCCAACAATCCTGTGCTATTTAACGCGCCAAAACTTCCAGTGTTGCTGGCAACAAACTTTAGATTTGTAAGAATGACCGCGCCGCCATTTGATGCCGCTCTTGATTCTGGAACACGAATTGTAATCGGCGTTCCGGGGGATGGCTCAATGCTGACGGCCTGCGTGCAAAGCTCAAATGTCTGTCCATTAAATGCCGTGACAGTTGTATTTGAAGCGGTGATCTCCAAAGTGTCTATTGTGTTTGACGCAATCGGAAAATATTTTCCTGACTGCGCGCCGCTTGTGACTTTGACGAATTTCCCCTTTAGGTCGTTCACCGTCCAGCCGGCGGCGGCCATTGTTATGAAGCGCGTGCTAACGCTTGTGAACGTTCCAGATTGCACACCCGTTGCCGGGGTAATCAAACTCCAATCAAGACCGATGAGGCTCAACAAAACACCGGGGGCCTGAATATGCGTTGTGATCTTGATTTCCTCAACATAGGTGCCCGCTTTGATATTGATTGTGAAATTGTGACTGAGCACGTGAGGTATGAGAGCGATCGCCGCGGCGATTGTTTTAAATGGCGCTAGAACCGTTCCTGCATTCGCATCGTTTCCGAGAACCGTATCGACCCAATATGTTGCGTCCGCCTGCGACGCTATCTGTGAAGTGGTGAGAATCCCAGAAAGCTGTGTCGTCGGAAGTTGCCCCGAGACTCTCGACGTCGGAAGGTTACCATCTGTCTGTGAAATCGGTAATTGTCCCGAGACTCGTGTCGTCGGTAGATTGCCCGACGTTTGCGTCAATGGAAGATTGCCCGATATCTGCGAGACGTTCACGGGTGGATTCTGTTGCGTCGAGATCGGATTGATTCCAACACCGGGAACGGCAGTGATTTTCAAAATGCTATCGACGACCTGCGCGCCGCCGAGATTGGCAACGATATTTGCTTCGGTATCCTCGAATACAATTCCTTGTCCTGGGCGTAAAATTCCATAGTAGGGGTAGGGAAGCGATATCGCGGCGCCGGAAATGTTCGTGATCATCATTGCCATTTGCGTGTCTCCTATCGTGAGTTTATGGAAGTGCGCCTATCCTGTTCTCAGCCATCGCTCGTTTTTTGCGCATGCGTTCAACCAATAACGGGTTCAAATTCCAACAGCGCACGCTGGTTTTTAAATCGCGATTCCATCGTGGGAGTTGATCTTCTCGAAGCCAAAGACGCTCGGACAAATATGTGCCATCTCGATTTTTAAATCCTCTATTTTTTACTTTATACCAAACCTTCACCCATCCTGCGGGAGCACTACGCTCCGTTACCGCGATGAGCGATTCTTGTTTGCTCGCCCACTCCCAGAATTGTGCATGATTGAAATCGCTTTTACACCCGACGCTGTATGTGTCTTTGTACGGCGGGTCGCAGTAGATTAAATCTGCGCTTATACCGGCAGTTAAATAATCAGAGAACTTGAAAATCACATCTCGAATCTTTGGCGCCAACTTGATTAACGTATTGCGCGCGTACAACGCGAAGTTTTGTTTAGCTGATTTGTATGTATATCCACACCATGCACTGCCTCTAAAACTACAACCAAATTTTGCAACCGCCGTGCATGGGTCGAGTGGATCATTTTTCTCTCGTAATTGACACCGCATTCGCTCTGTCACAAGAGGTGGCTTCCAACCTGTTTGAACTGCCTGTAATAAAATGATCATCGACTGCTCAAGATCTGACCCGTAGCGTATCCATGACGGCGGCATCTCTGCAATTACCGATGCCGCCCCGACAAATGGCTCCCAATAACTCCTCGTCGTTTGCGCGGCAAAGAATCTCGCAATCGGTTTTGCCACTGTCGCTTTGCCGCCAAGGTACATCATTTATCGCCCTCGGGCGTGACCTGCGAAGAGTCGACGCCTTCCTCTCTCGCCTCTTCGTGAACGTTGTCATGACAGCTTGCACAGATAGTGACAAGGTTCTCGGGCGTGCTCTTGTGCCCCATCTGGCTGAGCCATTTCGATTTGACGATGCCGCCCTTATGGTGCACGCCGATGTTTTCTTTTCCGCCGCAAACCTTGCACGTGTATTTGTCGCGTCGCATCACTCCCAGTACTAGCGACGAGGAGAGCCCGCCTTCGCCGTCCGACTCGAGAGTCGTTCCCGCTTTGGCTGCTTCTTTGCGAATGCTGGCGAGCGCCTTCTCTTCTTCGGGCGACGTTTTCTTTTTGCTCTTCACATACTGTGCAAGTTCTTTGCTCATGCGCCCTCGCTCAATTGTGTCGCGACCTGTTCGGTAATAGTTTCCTTCGGTCCTTTGTCGATCTCAACTAAACACCACGATGGCGCTTTCGCCGCTTCGACTTCGAGCTCTTTCTCGCAACTCTTGCACGCGTAGGCGCGCCCCATCGCAACGAATTTGCCATAGGTGAAATCGACCATCGGCACTTGCCCATCATTCTCGCGGGCGAGTTGCAATAGGAATTGTGGCGAGCGGCGAGAGACCTCTTTGATATCGCCGAACGTTCGCACGCAAACCTCAGCGGGCGCCCCACATTTATCGCAGGCGCGACCACCGAAAGCGTATTTGATATGCGCTTCCTTCGGCGTCATCTGCCCGCCCATAAAAGTTTTGAGGTGATACGTCTTGCCCTGCCTCTGTCGTTTGACTGCCATGATTTTTTTCTCCCTTACGACTGGTGCACTACTCTCTCTCCCCGTACACATGACCGATATAATCCCACGCCACCGAGAATGGACCAACCCCAAATCGAATCGCTCTGTCATCGATGAAGAGGTCGACGCTCGGCTTCCCGCCCGCGCCATCATCGATTGCGTCAAACACTCCTGGTAAATATCTCGAGATGAAGTCGAGCATTTGTTTCGCGCGCGCTTGATGAATCGGCAGACTGCTATTGCGCCACCACTCGAAGTTGACTTTCTTTTTGCCGGCCTTGACGAGCGGGTCGAGCGAAGGGTCGACGAGCAACGCACTGCTCAACCGACCCGACCACAAAATCAAAAGATGCCCCGCCGCTTTGAGCTCGAGCAATGCCTCTCGCGCGCCGGGATTGAATTGCAACGGCGACTCGAAATCGTCGTACGCGCGATCCTGATTGACGATGACGCCATCGAAGTCGACCGCAATGATCATCACATCTCCTGAACGACTGGGATCTCAATCGATGATGGAATTCTAAAACTCTGAGGAACGCACGCGTGAACGACCGCGATGAATAGCGCATCTTTTCGTCGGTCGTTCTCAGTCAACATCGAGTACGGGAGAATCGACGGATGCTCTTTCTTTGCGGCGTTGCTGACGATGCCGTATTTCCAACCGTCCTTTTCTTTTCGATGCAGCCAATTCTCATGCGCGCGCTCGGCAAGGGAAACACCGGGATTCTCGAGCAAGAAGATGACGCCTTCGATTGTCGCTTGTCTCAACCAATCGGGAGCGTCCTCCCATCTCGGTAAGGTTGTCTCGCCGATCACCTCTCGATAGGCGCGATTCGTCTCGTGACAAATCTTTGCGATATGCTCGACGTTCATCATGACATGTCTCCCGGCGGCGGCTCTTGTAGCTCTGAGGGTCGAATATCAATCGCGTTAATGATCTCACTGGCGGTGCTTTCTGAGAACGACATTGGGAACGCCCCGGTAATGACGGAGACAGCGGCTTCTCTCGAGAGCAATCCTGATTGAACGGACATGAGAATCTGCAAGAGACTGGCGATCTGCGCGCCGTTGAGAGCGGTCGATTGAATGTCCTTCTCGATCTCCGCTTCGTGTGTCTCTGGTTTTTGCGTTGACAATTCCTGAGTTCTCATGTTAGGCATTCTGCCTAACATCATGTTCTCGAGTTCGGCGTCTTTCTCGAACCGCTCCGACTTCAACTTCTTCAACATTCCCTGCGCATCTTCGATATGGAAATACTCGGCGACGAATTTCGTCGCGTGCTCATCGTCGATAAGCCCACTCATTTTTGCATTGCCCGCTGCACTCGTCGCCGCTGTGACGTCTGTGAGAGTCGGGTCGAAGTACTGTGGCCATTGCAATTTGAGAGAGTAATTCGGACCGGCACCGAGCACGCGCGGCTTCTGAATCGAGACACCGTTCTCGTTTTTCGTCACGCTCGGCGGGAGATTGATGGTCTGTTTTAGGACCGACCCGTCCTCTTGCACGCTCCCCGCGCCGAGTTTCTGAATCGCTTTGATCATGTCGAGGATGAGAGGCTTCACGCCACGTTCTCCGTACTGCTCACGCATGACGTCGGCCTTGGCGAGCATGCTCGAGAACGCTCTCTCGATCTCTGTCGCCGTGCGCTGTGACTGCTCGGGGTGCTCTAGCACGCACTGTGCGACCTCGAGAGCGTGCTTGCGAAGCATTTCGATCTTGCTCATTGCGATCTCGATGCCCTGCCCTGTGATCTCGAGGTACTTCGCATCGCCGTTCGGAATGTGAAGCGCGTTATCGCTTCCCTTGATGATCTCGTCCATGCGAGCGACCGAGGTAATCACGAGGGTAGGATCGCAATTCGCCTGCGTGCCTTTTAATCCGCTCGACATGAGCGCATCGATTGCCTCGATGAGCGGATAGACGCCCTGACAATCGGGGTCGCCATCGATATCGTCTTGCACGGGCAAGTTCTGCACCCATCGCACCGGGCAGAAACCGAAACCGTGAACGACTTCTTTTCGCGCGAGGTTCTCCCAATCGGGCTCCTCGCCATCGTCGACGGGCACGGGCTCCCAGAGCACGTCCGATGTTTTCGTGATGACGCGCCGATACCAGAAATCAATTGGCTGCCTGATTCCCGTTCTCGGGTCGAGAATCTCTTTCGTGAACATGTGTCGCTTCTCGATCGATTTGAGCACGAGCTCGAGCTCGTCTTCAAAGTCCGGGATCATCCAACGCGGGTCGTGAATCTCGATTCGAGGAAGCCCATCGATAAATTGAAACCCGATGACGACCGTCCCCATCGCGCCCCCGTACTCGCGGGCGAGCATCATGAGCGGCCAAAGGCGCGCCTCTTCGACCAATGCGCCGACGAAGTCCTCGGTGAGCGGATCGCCCTCGATACGAATTTGAGGGTGATGACGCTCTGAGAAAAGCAATCCCGAGAATCTATCGACGATGACTTTTGGGAGAGCGTAGGGCGCGGTTGGCTTTCTGAACTTGTTCGGCATCGCGCTTGTCGACATCGATTGAAAGCCGGGCGGGAGAAATCCTTTTGTCGCTATCGCCTCGATCTCGATCGGGTCGATGACCTCGTTGCCGTTCCAGTCGCATTTCCTCGTATCGTAATGCTGGCATCGATACCAGGCCCACAACCAATTCAATTCTTGCTGACGCGGCGTCAGACCGAGTCTCGCGATTCTCTGATTGGTGACTGCCTGCGCGGCGCGATCGCCGAGTCGCCCGCCGAGTTTTTGCGCGATCGCTCCCACTAGTCTGCTCACTCGGCCCATATCGACGCGGGTTGCGCTGCTCATGTCGGTTGCCTTTCTGTGGGCACTCGATACCGCAGGCCCTTGATTTTCAATTTCGCGAGTTTGACTCGAATGAGATCGCGTTTGAGTTGCGATTCGTAGTCCGTGAGCACGGTGCCTGAGAGATGATCCATTTCGTGCTGGATCGAGATCGCCAACGCCCCATCGCCCCCGATCTCAATTGCGTGACCGTCTAGACCAACGCCGGATAACGCTACAACGCTCGCCCTTTTGATTTTTACGGCGTGCTTGGGGAAAGATAAGCACCGCTCCTCTGAAATCAACTGAGCCCCGTTTAGGAGCTTGAGCGAGGGGTTGACGATTGGAATGATTTCCTCGACGTCCGCCTTGCCTTCTGGCTGGCTGTGCTTGACTCGGATCGCGATGACGTTCACGAGCTCGCCGAATTGCGGCGCCGACAATCCCGAGCCGCCGAAACAAGCGAGCGTCTCGACGAGATCGGCCATGAGCGCGCGCAACCAGCAAACGTTTCCCTTGCGCAATAGGTCGAGGTGAATCTCGTCGACGGGCTCGCACCTCGACTCGAGTTTAGTCGTCGGCCAAATGAGCACGGGTCGAATCATTCGCCTCTCGCGATTATTCTGTCGGCCACGAGGTCGAGTTTCTGCACGAGCTCGACGATGCGATCAACTTCGTTGAGCGTTGCGAGTCGCCCGCCGACGTCTGATTTTGCCTGCGTATCGTACGCCTTCATCGAGATCGCTTGTGCGTGTCCGAGCAAGAGAATCGAGAGTTGACGCGCCGAGCATTTCATATCGAGCGCGAGCGGGTCGGGATGAAGTGCTTGACTCGAACGAGCGCGAGTGGCATTCAAGAGCTTATTCGCCATCGATATCACGGCGCTCGGCACAGGCGGAATGAGATCCATGGTTTTCAAGACGCAATTGAGACAGCGAATCTCGCCGAGCTTTTCGCAATATTGCCCCTCTTTGACGGGCGCTTCGCAGTCTATACAAACTTTTTCTGACATTGATTCCCCCTCCTGAAAATCATCGCGACATCAAATCGATATAGCCTGATTTTACCTTCACGTCACCAATGCGAACGCCCTCGCGTGCGAACCACATCGCCATCAGACAATCGCCAGTATGAGCGACTGGATCGTAATTGCATATTTCGTTGATGAGCGGTTCGAGTGAGGCGTGCACTCGGCCGTTGTCGCTCGGTATCGACCACTTGCCCATCGCCATTTCAGTTGAGAGAGACTCGACACCAAAATCGGGATGAACTTTATTGTTACCCGTGGTGAAAGGGATGATTGGAATAACTCCCAATTGAGCCTGACCGAATTGTCCCATCTCGTGGGCGAATTGCACAATGTAATCTTGCGCCGCGTTGTTCTCGACGACACAGATTGATTGATAGCGCCGCTGAACATCGAACAAGCGTTTGAGAATATCAATGCCCTTCCACTTCCCTCTCTCGACGTTGATGATTTCCCGGCACCCGTTTTGATAAACGAGAATCGTCACCATCGCGGTGAAGTCGTTCGCATCGCCTCTCTTAACGGCGAGGTCGACGCCCGTATAGACGCGGCATCCGTACGGGATGATGTCGAGTTGGAACGTGAGCGCTCTTCCTTCGCCATTCTTGAGCGCGATATCGAGCCACTCTTTTTTGAACCTCGCCTCGGAATCGTCGCGCGCTATGCAGTCGAGTTTTCGCGGCGCTTGAATCGGGCCGAGCTCTTGACGCTTGAGTGCGATGCGCTCCTCGGACCATTGGTCGGGCCACCGAGGTTTCCCAGTCTCATCTGTGATTGGATATCGAAATGCTTTCCATGCCGGCGTCTTTGCCAAGCGGTGCATGAAATCATCGGGATGCCAGGCGGTGCCGACACAAATCACGCGCGCATTTTCTGTGAGGCGGTCGACGAGAGTTGACTCGTACCAATCCCAGAGATCGTCGCGCGCGCGTTTCGTTCTCGTGTTCTCGAAGTCGAGTAGGTCGTCGAGAATGAGGAGATCGATTCTCGCGCCCGTGATGTTTCCGTGAATGCCGCACGCGAAGACCGTCGGATCCTTTGAAAATACTTTGCGCTTCACCTGCATTTCAGTGTTGTTCCACGGCTCGTCGGGCAAGAGATCGGGAAAGATCTCGTGAAGCGTTTCCGACTTCTCGATGTATTGCTGGATCGCATAACCGATTTTCACTGCCTGCGCCGAAGTGTTGCTGACGATTGCTACGCGCAACGCGGGATCGCTACCGATAGCGAAGAGCGTTCGCCCTATCGAGAGTTGGTTTGTCTTGCCGCTCTCAACGTGACTCCAGATGAGCAATCGATTGTGGCGATTGGCGAGCGAGTGCCAATGATTCTGAGGGATGCTCTGTTGGATACGCTGACCCGTGCGCTCGTTGCGCAACACGGCCTGATTGAAGACGGCGGGAACCGTTCGGGCGAGCTCAAGCTCTAATTGTCTTGCCGCCCTCGTTGCTCCCTTGAATAGGTCCGACCGCGAGTCAGTGAACTGGGTTGCCGGCGCCATTGCGGCCCCCCGTTGATTCGATGATGACCGCGTCCGCACTTGATTCGGCATTCACCTCTGAACTTGACTCGGTGAGCGCGGGATTCCAAACGGCATCGGCGCCCATGCTTTTCGCCATCTCGATCGTGGCGAGCGCGCGTCGACATTCTGACTCTGCTTCCTCGACGGTGATATTCGTCAGCCCAATGATCTCGGTCGGCGCTCCGACGAGTAGACGCTCTAACACGAGCGAGAGTTTGGCGCTCTCGTTGCCGTCCTTGATGAGCTTGCCGATTGTCGCAACGACTGCGAGGCCATCCTTTACGCCTAGCTGCTCTGTCTTGAGTTGCTCGCCGAGCTTCGCCGCGAGTTGAAAGGCGCCGCCTAGAAGCTTCTGAGAGCAGGCCATGAGCGCGATGCAATTCTCTCGCGCTCCTCTGACCATCTTCGTCTCGTGGGTGCGGATCTCTATCGCGTCTTGTCGAACGACCTCTGACTTGATGCTCGCTGTCTCGAGGTTGCGCTTCGCCTTCTCGGACGCCACTCTTGATCTCGCCTCGAGTTGCTCTTGCTCGACGACGTCTTTCGCGGGGTCGAAGTACTTTGATTCCCAGCCGACCTTCCAGCACTTTGTGGCGGTGCGATACTCAACATTGCATTTTTGCGCCACGTAACTAATATTGCCGGGCTCTTCTCGAAACGCCTCTAGCATCTGCTCGTAGAGTTCACGACTGATCGCTTTTCTGCTCACTCAAATTCCCCCCGCACTAGCAGTGATAAAATCAGGCTTATCCAATAAGACGATATCTTAGACCTAATTTATCCGGCAGTGCAACCGCTGTTATTCTGGGGGGATTTGAGAGTCGTCAAATCGATTGGGGTTGATACAACCTGCAATTGCGCATCAAAGTCTTTCGCGTTACGTAGCGAGACTCTATTCCTTGCTCTGCCATACACGCCGGTTTTAAAACAGGCGCAAGACAGACCACCCAATCATCCGGCGTCGACCGGGGGATTCGTCCGTATACAATTCCCCCGACATCGCCACCAAAAATATCTTTGGCTTCTTTTATCGTCTTGCAATGCGCGCATTCGCCGCAACGCGGGGCGCCCACTTCATTTCTTTTTCTCGTCTCGAGTAGGATTCCCATTGTCATTCCCCTTCACCAACGATGGCCTTCTCAAGCCCGGCGTGTTCTAGATAGGTGGCCGCCCATAGAAACAAGAACGGCGAGACACGCTTGTCTTGAATCAATTCATTCCCTCATCGCAGTCGCCCGGCCTGGACGCCGAGCAAATATGCGGATCGAAGTGCTTCTCGGATTGTTTCTATACTTTCCTCTTGCTGGTCTTCTTTAATCGACGGCATCTCCTCCACCACACTCTTTGCGAGCGAAGTCATCGTCTCATCGTCCGCCATCGATCTCGCTAGAATTTCTTGTTGATTCATTTCATCCCTTCCACTCCGCAAATACTGCAGACAAAGATGGTCACCGAAGATCCTTCGACTTGTTTGGAATGTTCTGCGGCACGAAAATTATGTGTGCACCCATCTCGGAGCGTACCTAATTTTCTACGTTGGAGTTGAAGTCGATTCTGAAGTTTATCAATGTCTCGAGTCAGTTGTCGGCATTTAAATCTTCTGTCTTGAAGATTCATTTCATCCCTTCCCTTTGTTTGAGAGGTAGGTTCCAACCGACGTCAACGCCGAACCGATAGGCGACTCGCATCGCTGATAGGATCAATTCTATACTTTCCTCGCGATGATTGAGTTCATCGGTCGATAACATCGACACCATCGATTCCACACTCTTTGCGTGTTCGCGCATCGATATTTCATACTCTTGCCGAATTTCGTACCGCTGCTTTATTGCCATTGCGGCGGCTTCCTTCATGTCGCTTTCATCGACTAAAGCCTTGGCTTCATCGATCGTGCTCTGTGAAATCGTGATTCCCATTTTACCTCCTAGCATCTCTTCCAATTTAACCTGAATACAATAATTTCCTCGAGGAGTTGTTTACGTTCACTGTTTGAGTAACAGGAAGGATTGATGATATATCCTTGAACTCTATCTAACAAACTCAAGATCGCTTTACATTCCGCTTCTTTTCTTTCAAGTCCTTCATCGGTCGTGCCCAATGAAATAGTGACACTCATTTTTTCTCCGTTTCTATTGGTCAAAATCAAACACTATCCGCAACTCGTCCGTGGCTCTTCCCCCAAGCATAGCCTCCAAACTCGCTAAAATATAAAACCACGAAGGGTCGAGGACATTCAAAAGAGTCGTCTCGGAGTTTACTCGAAGATCCGTGAAGGTCTGCCCATAGTTCACAGCCAGCAACTCTTTCAAAGTTAAATAAGATGCGTTGTATCCCGCGTGGTTGTGCCAGGGACGACGTCTGTTTCGGGGTGACGCTTCATCTGTTGGATAACCTCGTGGCGTTGGGAGTAATGCTGGGACACCTGCCTCGTTCATAACTTCACCACCCGTTAAGAAGGCGAAGCGAGCGTAGTTGCGATCCGATAACGGTTCGGGCGCGTTTAAACTAGCCCATTTCCCATCGGTTTTGACCTCGACGTACGGATTGATATCACAGCCCATTTGTGTTTCTCCTTGTCATTTATTCCTTCGTCAGCGCACTACGAGGTTTCGATGTTCGCCATGAACCACGAGCTCGGCGTCGATGATTAAAAAATGACAATGAGCTCTGAATGCCATGACCTGGCCCGACGACAAATTCACCGCGCATTCATCCAGAACATCGACCTCTTGCTCAAAATTAACCTTCGCTTTATCCCAGTCGCCCTCGGGCAACCCATTGACCACCACTTGAGGAATATCTATCTTCGGCACGAGAAACTTTCCCAACTTCAGCCATATCGTGGTCGGCAAACCATCGTCGATCTTGAAGAGCGTTCCCGGCGGCATATGTTCAATGTGCCCCTTCCAATAGCGCGGCTGTTGCGGGTCGTATGCGAACTCGCCATTGATGTCGTGCGCGCGCGGCGTGTCTCTTATCGTGATTCCCATTCTCTCATCCTTCAAGGCTCGAAGCCCGGTTTGTAGTTTGTAATCTCCCTCTCTAACTCTTTCGCGACACGCTCTCTGATAATGCAATCGTCAGCGTGATTGGCGACCGCGGGCACTACTTCGAGCACTCCTTTGATCATCTTGATGGCAGTGATAATCGATTCGGCATCATCGTCGCGGTAATCTTTATCCAATGTCACTACCAAACCTTTATATTTGTCGGTCATGTTTTCTTCCTTTATCCTCTCAAGCTTTTCCCCAAGCCACGCAGCGTATTTCATGTTTTCTTCCTTTATCCTCTCAAGCTTTTCCCCAAGCCACGCAGCGTATTTGATGTCATCGGCATGACAACGCGCGCAAACATCTTCGCTGTAGAATTCGACTTGGCCTTTATGATTATCGCATCCGTGGTACCTGCACTTCGTGTTGTCAATTTTAGTTATCCGAAATGGCCCAAGCTTTTCCTCAAGCCACGCAGCGTATTGATCGCGATCTTCTTCTGGATCATCTTGATTGATCCAATCGGCCATTTCACCCATGGTTCACCCGCCGAAAAGAAATCGTAGTAAGTTCGCCACTTGTTAACTTCTTCGCAAAACTCATTTTATTCTCCCTCTATTTATATCCTTCTAAAGCATTAAGGTAATGCGCCATGACGTAAGCCTCTTTACAAGAGCCTACTAAAAACGGTCCCTTACGAACGTAGTGATTATGGACTAACCATTTCCCGTAATAGAACCGAGTGTAAAATTCATTCAACTCCCCAACTTGAGGTCTTAGTCCCCACGGTCCTCGCATTCGCCAATGCAAATCTCGTTCAGCATCGACTACGGATTCTGGTATTGGTCGCCCGCGAGACCACTCGATTTGATCAGATAACTCGATAGCGAGTTTGTAATAAACACTCTCACCGTCAAATACGGCATTTAGAAAATCGCAAATATCTTTGTTCATTCTCATACTCTCTGTCGATAGGGTTTGCCGATGGGTCGCCGCCGTGAGTTCGCCACTTGCTAGCTTCTTAGAAAAACTCATTTCACCCCTCTCTTATTCTCTTGCCGTCGGCACTGAATAGATAACGCTCACTGTCAACGTTGACGACGGTGTTCAAGCGCTTGGCGATGCCCATCCCATGATTCTTTTCCAGCCCGAGACTGACCGCCGCGTCGAGGTGCTCGTGAATCTCCTTTTCTATCTCCTGCAATAATCTCTGAAACCCACCCTTTTTGATCGCGTCGATGAACTCCAACTTTTCCGTCGCCGCTCTCAACTCCGAGATGGCCAACGTCGCACGCGCCGCGCGATACTTTTGATCATCTGTGAAACCCTCGAATGCCTCCTTGAACAGCGGGCAATTATTCGATGCAGCCTTCACCATTTCGGTTGTATATTTCACTGTGTGTGCCATGTGTTTTTCTCCCTATTTCATATCAGAATTAGCAAGCCTTATCGCTCTAGTCTTCAGATATTTTTATTTCCCATCTAGTCAAAGAAGCGCGCAGGATTTTCCGACACTTCGCACAGATTGTATAACGCACAGTCTTAGTGCAACACATACAGCGGCACTGGCTTATGACCTCGTCACATTCGGAACACTTCGCAATGAAATGGCTCATGGTTCTCCCTTTACCTTCATCGTCGACTTGTACGCCCTCTTCCTTCTCAGCAAATGCCCACGCACGGCTTCCTTTTCCGTCGCGTAGCGCACGCATTCGCCATCATCCGGTCCGCCAAAAACCATCGTCTCAAAAATAAGTGGCGCACCTTTGTCATTCTGACCGTGACTACTTCCAAGCCAAACGGTCGACACACGAATCTTGCCGCCCGTCAAACCAATTACACGGTAAGTGTTATCGTTCAACAACTCGATCCACTTCTCAAAACTGATTGACTCTCCATGTTTGTCGCGCCAGTCGATTTCGGTTTTCATCGTCCGCACTCCTTCAGGCACTTGTAAAAATAACAGGACGCTTCGGCGTTCTTGATCCCGATGAGTCGCCTCTCAATATCGGGCGCTTCGCCGGCGTCATCTATCCAAACATTTCCGTTCGCCGCCTTCGCCACCTGCTCGTCTTGCTCTATGACGAGACCTCCATCGCTCGAGATCTTGCACTCAAAACAGAGCGCGTCCTCGCGGCATATGACCGCCTCGATTCCACAGCCCGTGAATATGAGCATCGCCAACGCTAGGCTTTTCATGATTGCTACCCCCGAATTGCGTAGTTTTACCTCTAACTATTTTAACAGCAACCTGCCGATTTCTAACGATTTTTGTAGGAACCTAAACATTTCAATTGCGTCGCAGCTTGCGTACGATTGCGTTGTTACGTATTCTTGAGTCCTCCGAATTGCGTGCCGCTCGATCTTTTCTGAGGAGGTCGGGCGGCATTTTCTTTTGCCCCGCGCGTGCGGGGAACATGAAGAAATGCTCGTCGAAATTCTTGAACACCCCGGTTCAGCCCCGCGTGTGCGGGGAAACAAATGAGGGAGCCAGGCGGGGATTTGCGGGTTCATGGGTGCTGCCTTTGGCACGGGCCGCTGTTCTTTGGGTGGCCGCAGACCGAGCAGACACCGGCCAGCCTCACCGCTTCGGCCGTTGCCATCTCGGCCAAGTGACCGCATGACCCCAGATCCCACCGCACCGCGTTTGGCGGTGCCAGGTAGACGCCGGACTCGTCGAGCCGATAGGTCGGGCACGCATCGTCCGAATCCATTCGCTCGATCTGAAACACGCGACCTTCAATCGGTGCGCGTTCTCGGTGCTTCAGCAAGACGCGAAACGTCGCGGCGCTCATCTCGTACCAGTACATCGCGTGGCGCTCGACGCACCACACGTTCATGCGAACACGGCAGGCTGGTGTCACGCCGTTGTGGGATTGGTCCTTCCGGTTGTACGGCACCCACCCGTCGTCCTCGCTCCATATCGCGTCGTACGGGAACGGTTCCCCGACGAACACAACACGGGCCTTGTCGCCCATCTCTCCGAGAATCATCTCGTTGGGGCGCCTGATCGCGCCGAGGTGGCTACGGGCCTCGTACGTGGCATCTCGCATCGTCTTGATTTCCAGGCACAAAAGCTCCGTCTGTCCGGGCACCCGATCGAGCCCCTCGCTCTCTCGCTGGGCGACGCATGCCCGCAGGATGCGTTCTACGTCCGGTCTCATACAGCCTCCGTACACTCGATGTCGTTCAAAATTTTTCCGCCTCTCACCATCATCGTGGGAGCCCATCCATGCTCGACGAAATTCAACGCCGCCTCTCTCGAGTAACCTTGCGTGACGAGATAGTCGACAAACGTTTCCTTCGTCGGAAATACCGGCGAGATGGGCGAGCCTTCGCTTACCGTTTCCCAGAGCTGATACCCCTCACCCTCGGGCGGTAACTCTTCCTCCCACGCTTCGTACTTTGCTTTGACCGCGGCATCGATGCCTGTACTATCACAGATAGTGCACCTTCCCCAACCGGGGAGACCTGCTATCTCGAGGAGTTTTTGTTTGAGACTGAACGTCTGTCCCCATTCTAGAAGCACCACTCCTTTGGGCTCGCCCGATAACGCGACGAATAACTCATGGAGTTCTTTTGCGCGTGCGTTTCTATTGGCATCCGTGGGGTTGGTCGCCGATATCTGAAACTCTTCCAACCACTTATTGAACCAGCGGTCGCCCGGCGTTGCGCCTGTGCCGCCACAATGCGCGCATTGCTTCCAGTACGGATTCAGAAAGCCTTGCCACACTTTGCGCAAAGGCCAATTGAAATCAAGAGGCACCCGATAGATTTCTCTTCCCATAATTTTTCTCCCTTGAGCGCCATGCGCTAACTACCTGTGAAACTATCGCTTTGAGAACTTTTTCTTTCCATACTGCTCTGAAATTGGCTCTCCCTGTCGGCAGAGTTTATTCGATATTTTCGAGATCGTCACCTCATAATGGTAGACCTCGATGCCGATTCTCATTCCTATCGTACACGTGACGATTCGTCGACGGGCACCGCATCGCTGGCACCTTCCGACGTGCGCGCGAAGAGTCGCCGACCAACCCTCAGGGAGTTTCTCTTTGATCTCCTCGTAGATCTCGAATTGCTCGGGCGTGCACGAGATGTTGCCATGCTCGCTAGCGAACTTGACGTCCTTGTCCTCGCAGTATTCGCTATCGCAAACGTCGACGGGGCGCATTGAGCACCACCTCGGATACGTGTCGAGACCGTACCGCGCAAGCATGATCTTCTTGAGCTCGGCGAGCGCCTGCTCGTGACCGAGGTGTCCTTCTCGCCATTGACGCAAGAGCGCTTCTTCCTTTTGCGCGTCGGCGTGTGAAATCAAATTCTCAATCCGTTCGTTCTCTCTGCTCATCTTTCACCTCTTGCAAGGTCACCCGCGAGAGCGACCTGCGATAAATTTCTGCTAGTACTCTGACCTCCTTCACGTGTTGTGAAATGATAGCGCACTCGTCTTCAAGGTCTTGCACGGCCTTTCTCACGAGCGCAAACTGTTGTTCGAGTACACCCGTCGCCGCGCTGAAATCCGTTGCGGTATCCATGATGAGCCCTCCCCGCATCCTCGATATCACCCCTCTTCGAAATTCCGTATAGAAATAATTCGAGGCCTTGAATTTCGAGGCTCTCTCGTATTTCATGCTAAAAAATTCCAGCGTTGCCAAAATTACTACTTTCTTCCTTCCCCCGGCAAAGACCCGCCGGGTACGTACCACTTTGGTTTTGGCTCTTCTTTCACGCAAAGCAAAGGGTCACGGAAAACCGTTTCCGGCGGGTTTTCTGCGACCAATCCGCTCGCAGCCTGGAAGCCATGCAAGTATGCGGAGCGAAGCGCTAGACGAATATCAACCGCTAGCACCACGTGTGAATCTAGCTGGTCCTGCAAGTAACTTTCCATGTTATGCGCGCGCAAATATTTTTCAACTAAACCTGCCAATGCTTTGTCTAGGTCGTCCATGTTTATCTCCGAAAGAAACGCCCGGCAAGATGCACCGGGCGTGAAAGTTATTTTATTGCTGTGTCGAGAAGGGGTCATACTCTCGGCTGATGGTCAGTCCTTCCCAATTAATAGAAACAAGAACGGCGTATTTCGGGAAAACTTCACCCTCGCAATTCTCGCACGTGACCTGATGATAGCGCAAAGTACACCTAGCCTGCAAAAGCAACTCACGCACTTTCGCGACGAAGGCGGTATGTATGGGATACAAATCTACTGGGAGTGACTCTGCATTCTCCGCGTAAAAGCTAACCGAACGCTGATAGCAAGAATCCGTACACTCGGGGCACTCATCTTTTTCAAGCGATTTGTAGCGCGCAAACTCCTCCATCGGTGCGAAAAAAATAATTCGCGCATACTTGCGCAAATCATCTTCGGCGAGAAGGCCATCGCGAAATTGATTGGCGATCTCATTTGCGCCCTCTTCTTCCAATAACCCCTCGCGAAGGAATTTTTCGATGCGCTGCTTTTTCTCTCTATACTCGGACCCAAGCTCAGCGATCTCTTTTTCCCGTTTTTCTGTTTCTGCTATCGATGCCGCAAGCCTAGCCGCGCAATTGGTCTGATATATCTCAGTCATTCGCGTCACTAGCGAAGGCATGATAACGCGCATTTCCTCCGCGCGACTGATAGTATCAGGGTCGATAGGCACATATCCAGGGCGACAAATACTAAGCACTCGCTCAAAATCAATAATCTCAGACTGAATCTCACGCGCCTCCGAAAAATCCCGCGAGTACGCCACGAGCTTTTCAAACTCCTCGAGAGACATCTCGACCTCGGGCGAAACCGCCTCGCCCTTGGCGAACAAATGCCAGAGCGTATACAGCGTTTGATGATTCGTGTTATCGACGACCTCACCCGTCGTGAGATCGATGCGCCCGTAGGCACTCAATTGGGTCGCGGTCCCTTTAACCGTAACGAATATTTTTTGAGGGGGCACACCGAATTTGTCGGCATATGCAGCGAGATCGGGCGTCGCCCAATTGAGGAAAAAATGGTTAACTTCTACTTCGTGGCATCGCACTACCATTTTCGTTTCCATTTGTGCTCCCATACCCAGACAATTCCGGGCGCCCTGCAATATCGAGCGAGACAATTCTCGCCCGAGTGCTTCACCAGCAGTGCTACGCTCTCTTCCTCTCAGAGGGCGTGAGTGCCCTCCCCTCAATCATCGATGACTTTCCATGTCAAATTCAGCGGTCGTCATTTTTGTTCTCCAACTTCTAAAAACTCGTACAATTCGTCTTCACACTGAGAGCCGGCTTGCATAAGATAAGACGAATCCAAACCGACGACACGTGCACGCCGCATAACTTCCGCAAGGGCTTTGTATGGACCTTCACTGCGCGCAACAACTTTTTTCCTATCATGCTCTTCATCATCTCCCTGGCAAGAGCCTCGAGTCTCAAGCGCCACTGCCCGATAAGAAGCTCCGCGCCTTCCCACCTCGACCTTAACATCGTGATACTGGTGCCCCGGAACATGCCCATAAGGTTCACCCACAGTAACAGATGCGATAGTTTTAAAACCGTTTTTCATTTTAATTCTCCTTTGGCGTCATGCGCGCCATTTAGCGAGCCTTTACTATTGTCAATTGAAACTCATCGTCGCCTATTCGTACGACCAATCCGCGATTACTCGTGAGCAGTCCCTCGGCGGAGAAAGTCGAAACTGTAATCGCTTTCTTCTCATCGATCTCATCAGATTCCTCGATAACGTTCATCAACAAAGTCTCAAAGACACTCTCTCGCATTTTATTTTCTCCTTGAGCGTCATACGCTGATTGACTACCAGTGAATTACCACTTGAAATACTCGCCAAATTTTTCGGCGTGAAGCTCGCAATAGCGACCAAGAAATTCAGCCGCCGAGTCATTTCCCCCTTCGCTACGCACTTTCTCGCGGAGTTCGGCGTTCATGAGCTCAACGACCTCGGGAGGCATCTCACTGCGTTGCCCCTGAAGAACAGCTGCACTGCTAGTATACGCGCCCGGGAAATCAATCGTGACAATGACGTCGCCATCCTCGCAAACAGCGACGCCGCCAGCCGCCTGGCCGTTGTCGTCCATCTCAACCGCCGCTTGAATTGCCTCTCGGATGCCTCCCGAGATTTCGATCTCTTCTTTGCAACTCGAGATCGTGTACCTATTCACGATCTCAAGATCATCGATTCCCTCGCCGATGAGAAGTGACTCTTCATCCCACGACCACACGGCGCTCGTGAATTCGGGGGTCACCCCCCCGAAAATGGGAAGATCGGTCATATCAATTTGTTCAGCGAGGTGCGTCTCATGTCTGCGATCGTAGTTGTGAATGGATTTGATGCGGTCGAACAGATCCTCGAGACTGCTAGCCTCATTGACTTCGACATTCGGGGTTTCCATTTTGATCTCCTTTGGCGCCATGCGCCAGGTTCACTGCCAGTTTACTTGGATATTTTCGCCAGAGCGGCGGCGAAGGCCGCGTTAAAGGGCGGCGCGACGACTACTGGTACCGGCGCGACCGCCGGCTGAACTATGCCCGCGTCGAGCAAAAATGCGGGGGAGACCTCGAGAGTCGTGCCGTTAACGACCTGTCGATACTCGGCAGACCGGCGCTTGTATTCATATTTCTTATAAATTCCACCTTCTTGCACCGCGAGTACGGTGCAAAAGGCGTTGCCTTGAAGGTCTTCTCGTGCCACTTGAGACGACCCCGCGCCTTCGACTGGCGCGATATCTTCACCTACGACTACCCAGTCATTTCCGGCTTCGAGCCGGTAACACGAAATACCGGCCGACCGGCCGAGGGGAACAAGCGTCCCCTTAAAAATTTTCCGCCCCTGCAGCTCTTCCGACCCGATTATCTCGAGGCCGGTACGCCCATTGATGCTGTGGTGTTTAATCAATGTTTCCATTTTCGTTCTCCCTTTGGCGTCATGCGCCATTAACTGCCAGTGAATTACCAATCTCTACTCGTTAGTCAAATCTGGTCATCGTGTCGACGCAAAAACGACACGAAACGGTTAATGTAAGCTAATGCGTTTCCGCAGTAGTCGTCCCAGGCCTCTTCCTTCTCATCGACCTCCTCCTTCTCATCCGCTTTATCCCAGTCTTTAACCCTCCCCAGCGCGATAGCGATGGGGATATCGTGCTCTGTGCTTGTTTCGCCAAATTCCGTCGTACTAACTGTACAAAAACCCTCACGGGTTTCTGTAATTTCTCTCCACCTGCAAACTTCATCTCCACTTGAGTCGACTTCGTGGTTGGTGAATTTCATGGTTTAGCTCGCTTTGTTAGGTTGTTTACGCTGATCTCATCGGTCGAACAGATCGACAAGACTGCTGGCATCATTGACTTCAACATTCGGGGTTTCCATTTTGATTCTTCTTGAGCGTCACACGCTCAACTATTTAATTTTCGCAGGGAGATTTCCTAAGCGAGTTGCCGTCGAATTCGACAATCTCAAAGCTTGAATCCGCTTCATGTCTTGAATCTGATATTCCTCTATCAGCAACCGTTGCGCGTTCGCCAGTTTCACAAGGTTTTTTATCTGACGCGCTGTCAAGTAATGGTGAAGCGTGTAGGTATCGCTAATTGGATCAAGGGCGCGAACAATCACGTCGCCACCGGCGAAACATTCGACCTTGAATTCTGTGCAGGTCCGACCGTCGCTCCAAGTTTTAACCGGCTTAACGATAATTTTGCTTTCCATCTTATCTCCTTGAGCGTCACACGCTCTCTTGTTTCTCAACCTTATATAACTAGTATAAGCGAAGTGAGCGAGATATGCAAGCGCTTCGCTCAACTATTTTTTTCGCTTAGCAATTTCAATCACTTATCTTCCACGGCACCCGGACTCTTCGAGCGAAATGGTTAGCTCTTACGTCCGCCCAGGTTTTCATTTCACGAACTTGCGCCCTCTGCATTAGCACGCTGACGGCAGAGCGAATCGGCTCTACCAGGTACTCCAGCAAGTGCTCGGCATTCTCGCCAACGATCTCGTTGAATGCTTCTTTCTGAGAGATGCCGTAATGTCGCGCGATTGATTCGAGAATCTCTCGCCTGGTTGCGTCATCGGCTCTCGCTAAAAACTCTTGATTGACTTGTGAATTTTTCATCTTGTTTATCCTTGAGCGTCACACGCTCTGTGGATTCAAAAACTCCGAATTTTTCGCGTAATTTCAGAGCCCCAAATAACATCGAGAGATTCAGTCTCGGTTAACCGCAGCGGAGGATCTGCTCGATAAAAACCCTCCGAGTCTTTCACGAGTCGACGATCAGCAGAATTCCAAATCTCGACTTCTTCAAGAGTCGCCAAACGTTTATGCAATCCGGTTTTCGCATCAAGAATTATAAAAACTGGTTTCATCTTAAACCCCTTTGAGCGTCACACGCTCTCTGTTTCTCAACCTTATGTAACTAGTATAAGCGAGTTAAGCGAACTATGCAAGCGCTTCGCTTAACTATTTTTTTCGCTTAACAATTTCAATCGCTTAGCCTCTTTTTCGAGTAAGAGTCGCTTTGACAATATCTCGCTCGTCCTCGCCATAATCGCGGCAATCTCTGCCTCGCAGGTGTCGCACCCGTGGGCTCCTCTATCGCCCGCGAGATGCGCTTTTGCGGTCGCGCAAAGATCGTGGGGTGGATATCGCGGGCATTTCACTGGTTGTGTACGCTGAAGATTATCACCGCAATTAAAATCGTCGCAGTTATGGCACGCTTGAACGTGCGTTTCGCGACACACCTCGGATGGCGTCTTCTTATTCACTGGTTGTGTGACTCCTGATTCTCACTGGCAGTG